CCTTGATCGCCAGATCCTGATAGTGACGCTTGATCGCTGGATCGGACTGCTTCTCAGCCATCCGCTGCAACATGGCAGCCTTAGCGTTATGAACGCCAACAGCATCGCCTTTCGCGATCATCTCCTGGATCCGGGGCACCAGGACCTTCATCTCCTGATCGGTCTCAGCCATAGTACGGCGCTGCTGCAACTCAGCGTCGCTGGTATAGCCCAGGCCCTTCAACATGGCGCGACCAGCTTCCGTCCGCTGAAGCTGACCGAATCGCTTGGCCCCGAAAGCCTTGACACCATCCTCAAAGGTCCGGACACGATGGGTAACAGCTGGCGCCCCAGGCGTCGCTGGAGTCCCGGGCGTTGCCGTGATGTTGGCTGGCCTGTTACCAAGATCAGCATCCGGCGCCATCCCGCCCTGAGGACCCGGAGCCGCCGGCTGAGCACCAGGCGTCGGCCCGACAGTAGATGGTTGCTCTGGGGTCCCTGGAACAGCCGGAGCCAGCTCACGTTCGCCAGGGGGCGGTAAGCTCGCCGCGATCTCCTGGGTCTCGGGACTCGAGACAGCACCCTCAGCATCCATGTCAGCCTGAAGTCTCTGAGCCTGAAGGGCCCGGTAGTTCGCGATAGACTGCCGCTCATCCTCGCGACTGAATTGCTCGCGAGCCTTCAGGTAGGTATCAGTGAAACCGGTGAGGCTGCCGCCAGTAAAGTTAGCCATTACAGTCTACTGATCCCGGCGCCAATGAGTCCCGTGACATTCCCGATACCTGTCGCAAGACTCTGATTCGCCGTATTGGTGTTGGCGGTATTCGTCAGATTCGCCTGCTGTTGCCCGGCAATCAGCTGCTGCTGAGCCTGGCTGGCACTCTGGATACCAGAATACGCGGAGGCCGGCGCCACTTCCTGGAGACCCGTCGCCAGTGTATTGGTCGACGTCTTGCCCAGGTTCGACAGAGCAGCGTTCTGATTGACACCCTGAGCCTGCGCCTGCTGGACCTGACCGGTCGCCTGAGACTGGTTACCTACTGAGTTCTGCATAGTACTGTTGAAGAGTGGCGTATAGCTGGCGAGCGTCTGTTGCTTGTCCTGGAACTGCAGGGACTGCTCGAGCAGGTCCTGCTGCTCCTTGGCTTGCATACCAGGCGTGGAAGTCTCCCAGCCAGGCCCGAGCTGAGCGTACATCTTGGCGTTGAAGGCATCTCTCGCCATCTTGATCTGGTTCTGCAGGATCGGATTGCTGTACTGACCAGCCAACACATTCTGAATAGAGGTGCCGAGGCCCTGGCCAATGTTCTGTTGGTACGGCACTAGCGATCCCGCCACCCGGTTCTCGGCCTGGCCCAGCTGGGCCGTTCCGGTGATGTTCGGGTTGGTCGTGGCGTTCATCTGACCCGGCAGCTGTTCGACAGCCTGGCGAGCCACCCCGGCCTCCAGCGGCTGCTGGGTGGTCTGCTGACCCAGCTGCTGGGTCGCCTGGAGCTTCAGGAGGTCCGCCAGGGTCCCCTGACCCTGCAGACCTGTTCCGACCGCCTGAGTCAGGCCAGCAGCGCCCCCACCAGTCGTGAGACCCGCTAGGGCGGCTCCTTGACCAGTCTGCAGCAAGGCATTGGCGTTAGCCGGGATGGTCGTGGAGGCGGCCGGCACCTTCGCGACATTGCCGGCGAACAGTGCCTGGGCTCCGAGCCCCAGGGCCCCGACAGCCGCGGTGCCGAGCAGCTTGCCAATCGGGGAGGCCAGTAGGGACGCTACGGGGGCCAGCGCGGCATTGACGGCCGAGATCCAACCGGACTGTGTAGTCGTGGGCGATCCAGCGGGAGCCGGCATGAACTGGCCCGTCGCATTCCCCTGGGCATCCAGCACCGGAACAGCCGGCACGTATGAACCATTCTGATTATAGGCCAGAATCTGACCCTGAGAACCGTCCTGATTGAGCTGGTAGATGTTGCCGGTCTGCTGATCAAGACCGACAAAGTTCGGATCGTAGCCGGCCTGCTCAATGGCCGATGCCATATTGGGGTAGAGATTGGCAGTCGACGCGTTGAACTGCTGGTACCACTGGGCCGATGCTATAGGGTCCTGAGAGCTGTAGACCGACTGCAGCTCCTGGGCCGAAAGACCAGCGGTATCGGTAGCCAGCTGCTGCTGTTGCTCAGCGGAGTAGTCAGCGGTCGCGCCGGAGGCCGCAGCATCGGATGCTGCCTGATCGGCGAGCAGCTGGGCCTCGTAGTCAGACAGAGCCGCTGGATCGGTGTAGACGGGATCTGACGCCGTAAAGACGTCCCACGTGCTGGGCTCAATGCCCCAATCACCACCCAACTCACCGCCCGAGATGGCAGGGATATCCGGTAGATCCTCGAGCCGGAGCTTCAGGGTGATCACGCTACCCATTGTACCCTCGTTCCTTCAGGGCCCCAACCTACGGTGTTTACTGCCGCTTGTCCAGATACTGATCCACCTGAAACGACCGGATCGTACAGGTGCTTGCTGAGATCGACACGAACACCAGGTTGACCGTACTTTGAATCTGCCCCGCGGATAACGGAATATCGACTCCCGTCGCAGCGGCTGTCACCCCATCGACAGTTGACATTCCGGTAGTAAACATGCCCGGCCTCGTCGCCCCTGCAAACGTGGTGGCATCTCTGTCCGGCACTTCAAGCGTAGTGGTCGCGTGCCCACCGAAAGTCGTAGAGACACCAGTGTTGGCCTTGATGATAGAGCTGGTATCCGTGCTATCGATTCGGATTGTAAGAGTAGCAGCGTCACCGGCACCGCTGGTCGTGCAGATAGCCTGCGCCTTGATGAAGTACCGGCCCGATTTGTCAACCGGGATGTTGACAAAAGAAACTGTCGTACCAGCCGAAAGCTTCATCCCGCCGGACCACCGGTAAAACGGAACCTGCTGGCCCCCTTCCCTCGGGGAAAAGCCGTAGCCGTCAGTGACGGCAATGGCGTCTGAGAAGCCTCCGAGTAGCAGGAGGGCCGCGAGGATCAGCCGGCGCATCATCTTAGTACGAGCCGCAGACCGGCGTGACAGCATAGCCGGCCGCCACTGTCGTGCCGATAGACACATAGAGCCGATAGCCAGCCGGCAATACTACGTCCAGCTGGAGCGTCGTAGACGGCATCGAGATGACTTCAGAAAGCGTCGAGGCCGCTAGCGTCGCGTCTGTGAAGTACGTATTGTTGGCGGCAGTGCCGACAGCCGATCCGTTGTTGATGAAGATGCGGGCGACCGTCCCAATGTTGGTCCCGATGGGCTGGAACACGACCTTCTCGCAGCGGCTGCCATTCGTAGCATCGCCGGTGAACAACAGCGTGGCGGTCGTCCCGTCCTTCGCCGTCGCAGCCGTCGCTATTGTAATGCCAGTCTGAATCATCCCGGCCTTCGAGAAGATCGGGGTGGTATTGGCCGCAGCGAGCGCGAGCGTGGGGGCCAGCAGCAACGCCAGCGCCGCCAGTACTGAGAGGAAACTCTTCTTCATGACGATCTCCTATCTAAAGGGTAGTGCCTGCGGAAGGGAATAGAGCATTCCGATGCTGAAGCCACCGCCGGGTGCCGTATCGATGTTGATACCGCCCGCGGTGTTCGTGATCACAAGGGTGGCGCCAGTGCTTGTCAGGTTCGCAAGCGTGAAGCCTGAGCTGTTTCCAATCAGGAGCGTGCCGTTGGCGGCCAGATGGGTATCGAGACCTGTGCCCCCATAGGTCGTCCCGATGATCGATCCGTTCCAGATAGCACTCGTGAAAGTCTGACCACCGTTCGTCAACGCAACGATGCCGGTAATGTCTGGCCAGGTCCAGGTTCTAGCACCCGTGAGAGCGCCACCGGCCAACGTCATGGTCCCGATGTTGGTGGTCCCGAGCTTCACCATGTTGGTGTTGTTCGTCACGTTGATATCGGTGAAGGTGCCGGAGCCGCCGCCGCAGCCCACGCAGGACGTGACCGTCAAAACGCCAGCCTTGTCGACCTTGAACTTCGAAACTCCACCGACCTGAAGGTCCATCAGCAACGAGCCCGCCGCGGACGCCGTATCGGTGATGTTGAGCTTATAGGCCCCGGGGAACGTAACGGCGCCATTGTTCCAGGTACCAGTTTGACTGTAGAAAGAGGCGGAAGTTGTCAGGGCATTGCCTGGATGGTCGTACCAGTTAGGCCATCCAAAGCCCTGCTTGACGACGAAGCGCAGCCTCTCCAGCTCACCCTTCAGGTTGATCGCGAGAGATTCGACGCGAGCCGGAAAGGGATCCTGAACGGTCTGCATGGCCGCAACGTTGACGCTGTCGCCATCCATACAGGTCGGGATCATGTTGGTCTGGCCGACCGTCACGAAGGACGTCGTAAGGTCTGGAGCCGTCAGCTGGTCACCGGTATTCCAGGACCTGAAGATCGCACAGGAGCCAGCAGCTCCAGCCGGCCTCACCATGGCCATAGCAACTATCACGACTATGAGAGTTATGATAGTTGTAAGTATCGAGATTTTCTTCATTATTCCCCCACCTCTACGCCGCAGATCAAACGGCTGATCGAGACGTCGGCATCCGTCTGAGTGATGAATCCCCTGATGGCAAACCGTCGAGCCCGCCCAAGAATCTGCCTCTTTTCCGACACCTGAAGGGTATCGGCCCCGAAGATACCCGGTAAGGTAAATGGTAACACGAGACCGCTGGCAGTCAGAACCACCGAGATCGTCTGGCTCAGCTTCCCATCCCTGAACACCTGGATCGTCAAGTTGGCCTGGCTATGGGGGTCCCATTCGATCTGAAGGTACCGTAGATTCTTCCACTTACCGGCCCATTGCGGAACGAACTGACTGAAGTCGGTATCGGCCATGAAGAACTCGAACGTATAGGCCATGCCGGCCTTGTCGCGAGTCACCTGATCGAGTAGCCAGACCTGACCAAGATTGTCACCCATGACGAGCGTCGGAGTCGAATCGGCCCCGCGGCGCAGCCATAAACTCTCATTATCATCCCGATCCCAGAAGTGCCATCGCTCGCCCTGGTCCTGCTCTCTGTTGAGGTCTAGTACGAGTCGACGATTGATCAGGTTGGAGCCTGGCGACGAGCTGGCCAGCTGCACCTCACGCTTCTGGGTGTAGTAGACGAGCTTCGAAAAGGCCAGGCGACTGACATTCAGCTGCTGTCGCGGGAACTGCCCGAGCTTCCGATAGGCGATATCACTGGCGTGAACCGAGCCCGTCGCATAGGTGGCGCTGGCCAGATGGAACGAGGCATCAGGCGCCACCCAGATGGCATCGTTCTCGAGCAACACCGCGTTAGCCGGCCCGGAGGCCCCAGCGTTACCTATACGCTTCTGCTGCCAGTTCAGGGGATTCGGGTCCGTCGTATCGATAAAGTAAGCGCCCATCGGATACTTGTAGACCAGCATGCCACCCTTGAAGCTGATGGCACACGCTATATATTGTGCCTCACCAGGAAATAGATTCAAGCTGTAGGGACTGCTCAGAAAGTCCTCATGATCCGACTGAAGCGACCGGTAGAGCGTATGGGGACTGTTAGGGTTCCCGAAGCCCCACATGTAGCCCTGGTGGCTGCAGAGCCCTGACGGCTGGTTCGTACCGGTCCAGTCGGCCGGAGGCCGGCCTAGCGGATGAGTCGTAGCCGTCGTGTTGTTGGTGACAGGCACCGAGGGGTTGCTGGAACCCAGGTTAGCGTCCGGTGTAATGTCGGTGAAAGTCGTCGTGACGTTGTCCGGGATCGCCGCGAGGAACAGGATCTTGCCTGCCAGGTTGGTCCTGTAGATCCTGCGGCTCGTGGTACCGGCCGGCCCCACCGCAATGGCCGTCAGATTGACCTGTTGATTCCCGACCGTCACCACCAGCGTCACACCAGGCGAGATCAACGTCTCGCCATTCGCGTTGACCCACGAATAGTACCAGGTATGAGACCCGACATCGACACCAGCTCCAGCGGGCGCCAGCGCAGCTGCCGGCGCTACCCCAGGGTCCGCCATCGAGGCATCAGCACCAGCGTCTCCCTCCAGTACCTGCACTGGATTGCGACCGTCACAGTAGAAACACTTCCGGGCCCGGCCGGCCGACTCAGCACCACCCAGCACAAAGTAGGGATTGTAGGGAGCAGCTGTACTGAGTCCTGTCTTGACCTGAATCCAACCAGCTCCAGCACCATCATCCTTCTGAATGGAACCGTCGGAGGCCGAGACAACGTCCCGCTGAATCACAGTAGTGGGCCAGAAGTCTATCCCAGCGTTGATCAGTACAGCTCCGCCAGGCACCGGAACACCAAGCTTCTGAGCCCCGCCACCTGTGCGCCAGGTATGATCCTCGAGAGTGGCGTTACGGAGCTGGACGGCTCCGCCGATAGGGATCATGTTCTTGTTGCGGATCCCCCAGAGCCCCTCTCGACCGCACTGGATCTCGATGGGGACGACGCCTGCATACTGCGTCATCTACTGATCCTTCTTCTTGGCCATCTCCGAGAGAGCGGCACGCTTACTCTGAAGATCGCCATAGCCCTCAGCCTTCGCCGCTCGATCTGCATCCTCCTCGACGAACGAAGCTGGACTACCCTGTCCCAGCGCGCTCTTCACCTCTGGAGCATCGTCCTCAGTGCCCATGCCGGGCCCATAGACATGGATCCGCTCAGACCCGTCTTTCCCGATCTCCACCATGACGTGCTCGACATGACCGCTCGGCTTCTTACCACGCATAGCAGTCCCGTCAGAGGCCTTCGCCTTCCCACGCGGCAGTCTCTTCGCAATCTTCTTTTTCAAGCGTATGGCCCCCGCCAAGCCGTGTTGCCGTACTTGCTTTGCCAGCCACGCAGCAGGCGCCCCTCATAGATCCACTGGTCATCGATCTTCGCTTCGTACTCGGCCGTGATGATCTGGGCGCGGCTATCGGACTTGTACAGCATGGTCTTGGCGGTAGTGCCGAGCGCCCAGAGGGTTCGGAGCCGCTTCTCCAGCGGGATTGCTGAGGCCAACGCGCCCGTCGGATCGGTGACGAGCGGGTCTGCTACCTCCTGGTTGTACTGGTACTCGACCCTGATGACCTGACTGGGATACTGGCTGAACCGGACCCTGGTCTTACCGATGCGGGCGAACGCGCGGGGCGGCCAGCTCGAAGACACAGCAGGCCCCGGATACTCCGTCTTGATACGCTCCTCGGGCCACAGATAGCTCTCGTATCCGAAGATCGAGTACATGCCGGACACCAGGACACCGGTGTCAGCATTCAGATCATACTCATCCTGGTAGATCGTGACAGACACCCCAGCACCAACGAAGTCCTGCGGAACGACGTCAAGCGTGATGGAGGCACTGCCCTGCACGTGAGCCGTGATGTAGCTGTAGAAGCTGGAGCCGTTCTTCCGGACCTTGAAGCCCACGAGATTCGGGAAGCCCGGGACTGTATAGCCAGCGCCGAGCGTACAAACGACGCCGACACCGGAGTTCGGGACCGTCAGGGTCGGGGTGACATCGGCCGCGAACGTTGCGAAGGCACCTGGCGGATTCTTCCTCAGGCATATCCATGGATGCCGGCCAGACAGGTCCTGTAGCACCTCGAGGGCCGCGGCGGCCGCGGCATCAGCGAAGTCACTGGTACCGATAGCCGTCGCCAGATAGTCGCTGGGCTCGTCGGCCTTACGGAGTGCGAGATTGACGCAGTCGTTCCAGGTGTCGATTTTGGTAGGTGCCGGCACGACGTCTCCTTCAGGCTACCGCTTCAGGCGATACGGCAGGGGGCCCGGAGCCGAAGCCCCAGGCCCCCCGTACTGTTTCTACTCGTGGTAGATCAGCTAGCTACTATTTGGTACCTGCTACCCGCCGTTGACACCGACACAGAAGAAGTTGATCTTGTCGGCCGCGGTCGGACCAGCCGTGAACGTGATGATGGCGGCCGTCGTAGTGGTCGAAACCTTCGGTACCAAGTTGGCAGCCGTAGTCTGGTTTAGCGCGAAGCAGGCGGGGGCGTTGGAATAGCCACCAGACGTGAACGTCACGGTGCAGGCGGCGCCCGGCGACGATCCGATAGTGATGACAGCACCACCCTCGTTACCCACGACCGACGGGGACGTGCCACAGCCCGAGAGCGAAGCGGCCGCGAGCTGTGGAGCCACAGCAGACGCGAGACGACCAACCACAACCGTCGCGATGGACGTGACCTGAGCCGTCACAACACCGGCACCGAAGACCACGGCCAGCATGGCCAGCGCTGCCACTACACGATGCTTCCTGATCATCTTCAACATTGCTTACTCTCCTTATGGGCCGCGCGCTGGCGGCAGGGTTTACTTCTGTAGATACGAGAGCGTCAAAGTAATGGTCGCCCCAGCTCCAGACTTCAGACATACATCATTACCCCGGACCATGGCCCTGAAGTTCGAAGCATCTGACCCAACCGAAAGAAAGACACCGATCTGAGTCGTATGCTGTAGCGACCCAGTACCGATAATCCCCAATGTACCGGTACCGCAGGTGGTGCCGGTCCCCTCGATAAGCGAGAATAAACCGGCCGCCGTACCACTCGCCACGACACCACAGATGTAGATCTGGGTATTCGCAACGCCCGTGATAGCGACGACTGAGGTTGAGGCCGCAGCCTGAACCGTAACCTGGTTGTTGCAGATCAGCACCGACTGCGGGGCAGCGGCCCGTGGAACCAGAACCGTCAGGGCCAGGGCCAGGGCAGCTGCGACGAGAAACCGACTGCGGCGCATCACCTAGACCTTCAGGTTCGCCGGGTCGTTGAAGCCTTCCTGCGGGACCTCGACGTTCTGCTCGTGCTCGAAGACGCCCTGACTCAACTGAGCGGCCTCGATGGCGGCGAACTGCTCGAGAGCATCGTCGGACTCCGGCAGCAGCGTGCCCTTCCGGGGGTCCGGCTTCGGGCCGACACCATCAGCAATGGGCCGGACGTTCAGCTGGAACGGCTGCCTGGGATCCCCGATGAGTGACAGACCGTCGTCGCCCATGGCGTCCGTATTGGGCACACCGCTCGACACGTACTTCCCCGCGTCCTTGTCAGCCGGGACGAACTTCCTTACATCCTTACCGCCCGCGGGCGGAATCAGGTTTCCCTGGTTGAGCATGCGACATCTCCTTGTTGGGTACTTGGTTGCCTACTTCACCGTGTCCTGCAACTGCTGCTCCGAGATCCTGAGCGCCGATTCCTTCCGCGCCACGTACTGATCGAACACCGGCCTGACCCGCGGCGGGATCAGAATGTCAAACTCCCGCTCCTTGTTCGCGTTGCGCCGCCTCATGAACATCCGGAGATGCTCCGGGTGCTCACACGTCTTGAACGGGCGGCCTCGAAGCTCTGGCGGCAACTGATTGCCCGTCAGAACCGTCTTGGTACCCGGCACCACCCGCTTCTCGCCGGCCGACGGCGTCATCCAGATCGTGATGATACGACCGCGGGAATCATGCGTCGCGAAGTCGTACCCTTCAGTACCCTCGTCCGAGCATTCCTTCGTCACGTACAGGATGGGCTTGCCTTCTGCATCCTTATCGCCCGTCTCTGTCGCCTGCACGTACACTCGACCGACATACGCGAGGCTCATGTTCTTCATGGAGCCGCGGTACACCACGGCGGCCCCTTCAATCAACGGCAACCGGATCCTGGTCTGCTGCTCTTCGACCAGCTCCAGGACCTCGAGTCCCTCTTCCTGCTGCTCAGCCTCAGCCGTTGCCTCTACTGCATCAGCCGCGGCCTCGAGATTCCTCTCTTCGATCTGTTGCGCCATGCTCTTCTGTCGTGCCATTGCACTGCTCCTTGGGCCCTGTCGGGGCCGTGTAGTAGGTAACCTTCGTCTAACAACTTCCTTTGCGAAACCTTTGCGCCTGTGTTAGCTGACGAGACCGACGGTCGCGTAACCGGCCAGGTTGATGCCGGGCACGAGATCCGGGTCGCCGTCCTTCAGCATGCCGGCCGTGAAGCTCGTGGTACCGGGCGTGAAGACTCCCTGAACCAGCGCGTAACCGCAGGTCGCCACACCAGCCGACCGGATCGGCATCGGCAAGTACTGCACGATGGCATCGCCGGCGCCGGCCGGGACGATAGCCCCTGGACCCGAGGTCGTCAATGCCGTGAGCGCCGCGTTATACTCAAAGCGCCATGCATATCCCTGGTTGGCCGCCAGAACGCGTGCAGCATACGTCGCTGAGATGGCCTGGTCAGCCAACAGCGTACCGATCTTCGGCACACCATCAGCTGACGCGTTGACAGTCGCCAGCGTCTTCACGTTGAAGGCGTTGACAGAACCTGGCGCCAGGTTCGGCAGCACTGAATACGTGTAGATCATGTTGCGGCGCGCCCGGAGGTAATCCACCAGGTCCGCGTCGTTGAAGCCCTGCTGCTTGAGCATTCCAGCGGCCATCTTGGGTCTCCCCTCGTAAGCGTCGAGTTAGCGCCGGGGCCCGAAGACCCCGACGCCGACCCGCTACCTACTAGTTGTTGGTCCGGTACGTGGTCAGGCGGATGAAGGCGTGGTCGTTCGCGTTGAAGACCGCCTTCTTGAAGGCGTAGATCGCGCCGATGGCGAAGCCGACTTTGTTGCCGTAGTCGAACTCCTTCTCCCACCACTCCGGGCGCGCACCCCACGCGAAGATACCGGCCTGGCGCCCCATAAAGTAGTTGTGGGCGCCCGGCTGGTTACCGCCGACACCACCGTTCGTGAAGATCGGGATCTTCTCGTGCTCGTGGACCAGCGTCCCGTTCCAGAAGCCGAGGGCGCCGCTGAAGATCGGGTTGTCCGGACTGCGCTCCTGAGCCTCGCGCTGCGCCTGGTTCCAGACGCCGTCCTGACGAAGGTCATAGGCGACGTCGGTGTGAAGCAGCACGACATAGAAGTCGCGGCCATTCACACGCACCGGCCAGATCTTCGGCAGAATCTTCTTGGCCTTGGCCACGGCCCTGTCGATGAGCGACGGCGTGATCTTCGACGTGCTGTCGAGAGTAGCCTCGGACGACGCAGCACCACCGAACAGAACGGTCGTCGGCGCCAGGTCCATACCGGTGAAGATGGCGTTGTCGATGGTCTCGGCAAGCCACGTCTTCAACAGCGTCTTCGCGGAATCACGCTGGTTGAAGGCGGTGCGGCGCTCCGACATGCGGCCCGACAGACGAACCGCGTTACGGTTCTGGTCGAGGGTCGCGGCATCGGAATAGAACTGCATAGCCTCTTCGTTGCCTTCCAGCGTGGAATCGCCGGTCACGGCCGCGTTGCCCAGCTTCTGGAGCAGCGTGAATGTAACCTTGTCTCCGGGCTGACCCTCGAGGTCGCGCTTCACCTCGATGATCGTGTTCATGTCATCTTCACGCATGAACTTTCCGAAGTAGATTTCCCGAGGCAGCTCCACCCACAGGCGAGCGGCCCAGCGCTTCACCGTTTCGGTGGCGCCCGTGGCGAACGACGTGTCGGCACCACCCATGATGGCGGGGAAACCGAGCACCAGTCCGAACAGCTTGGCGATGAGCTTCATGACGTATCTCTCCTTGTGAGGTTGTAACTACTCGGTACGGCCCATGTGCCAGTCGCCGAGCGACTTGTTCGCTTCGACGAGCTTCATGTAGGCCCCTGGGTTCACTTCCATCAGCTGATCCAGGTCAGCGCGCGAAAAACTCATGCGCGGCGATCCGGCACTGCCGAGATTGCCGATACCCTTAGGTCGAGCGGATTCGGCGGCTTCCGTAATCTCGTTGTGAGCCACAGCAGCGACCGGAGCTGCAGCAGCGGCCACGACAGTCTTGGGGGCGGCAGCGGGCTTCTCCTGCAACGACTCCTCGATCTCATCCTCGAGCGACTCACCGCTCCGGATCTTCAGGATCGTAGTGGCCAGCTCGTAAGCAGCCTCAGCGGGGTTGTCCTCGCTGTAGACAGCCTCGCCCATCTCCTGATTGGCATACCGGACGGAACCGTCGGCGTTGTAGCCGAGCTTCTGACAGCCGGCAAAGACGCCGGCCGAGCGCAGCTTCTGGTCCCAGTCGCTCCACTTCTCCTGGGCGCGCGTCTCCTGACGCTGGATCCGGGCGTCACGGTCGGCGATGACGGCGAGCTGAGACTGCTCGAAGGCCCGACGATCACCCTCTTCCAGCAACAGAAGGCCCGCGGCCTTCAGGTCGCCGGCACCCGCCACTTCCTCGAACTTCGACAACACCTCGTTCCGGCGCTTCTCCGGGACGGCCGGCATCGGAACCCTGGTGTCGGTGGTACGCTGCCGAACCTTGGCACGGTTGGCGGCCTCTTCGATCTTCTGGGCGCGCGCGACCTGGGCGGCCCTGGCAGTACTCATCTTTCGCTTGGGCTCGGGCTTCGTCTCGACCGCAGCCTTTCCACCCGCCTCTGCCACAGTGGCAACGGCTGGCTCGGCCTTCTTCTCGATCTGACGGGCCGTTCCATCGGGATTCAGGGCGCGCTCACTCTTACCCTGAAAAAGCGCAGCGATGTCGTCAGGCACGGCCACATCAAAGTGGTCGCCCGCTGGTTCCACTACAACCTCGAGAGTGTCGGTTTCCGGTGCCATAGTCCTTTGTCCTCTTTGGTTTAGGGGGTGGTCACCCCATCAGTTGCCGGGTACGGCCGGCGCCGGCGAGGCCCTGAAACAGCGAAACCCCCGGAGACGACCGGGGGCCTGTCATTGCTTGCTTATGGCCTGCCGGCTTCTCCGGGGGTCCTGTTATTCAGGTCATGTCCCCGCGGGCTCACAAGGAGCCTACTTCATTCTGGTCAACCCATTGCTCGAAAGTCAATCCTAACCACTACATCTTGTGCCTCCTGGCATGAGTCCTGATTGCATGACAGTTCGCACAGACGACATCGCACTTCAGAGCTTCCAACAGAATCGATTCCCTACTGCACCTAATCATCTGACCGACGTTAGCTTCCTTCTTCACACCAGGCAGATGATCAAACTGCATGACCCATGGCGGGTATCTATTGCCACAATCCATGCAGGACTTACCCTTCAGTAAGTCTATGAAATCTCTGCCTTCTTTCCACTTAGTCCTACCATAGTCCCGGTCATAAGCTCGATTACGAGCTTCACGCTCTGCTCCATATAAACGAGGACCACGTATACCCCGACTTCGATGCGACCGCCTCACACCAGTTCTATCCTCAGCCGCCTGAAGACCTGCCGGTCCTCATCCCAGATGGCACCTGACAGCGACATCCAAGGGTCCTGGCCAGGTCGCGCCACCATCCCGATCACCAGGTAGACGACACCCGGGAACAGTGGCTTTCCGCCCGGACACGCGTCTTTGATGTCGGCCGGAGACAAGTCTATCCTGCCGTTCGGATGACTATGAAAAATCGCCTCAATGGTACCGCCACCCTTCGAGGCGTAACAGAACCTCTTGATCTTATTGAGAGTTTTGCCGTCAAACATGAACTGGCATGTCAGATCAGTGGCAACATTCTGAGCTTCCAGCAGGAACGTCGGAGTCCCATCATCTGGAGCTAGTAACACCCCACAGGCCTCATGGGGATGCGCCACAACAGACAGCTGCATCATCCTCGCTACCAGGCCGCTCGACAGCCTGTACTGCCTGACGGCCCCTGGCGCCTCCAGGGGCGCCCCCGGTAGGCTAACGGCCTCCACCGGGCCGCTCCTTCTTCCGCTGGATCTCATCCCACTGCTGAGGCGTCCAAGCATCCTTGATCTTGGTCAACTGCCAGTAGGTATAGACCCGGGCACACTTCGAACACCTGAAGCGCTCCCCATAGTCCCCTTCGGCCAGCGGAGCCTTATCGGCCGGACAAACCGGCGGCTGGATCCAGCGAACCGGCTGATAGCCACCGGGGGCATCGCCGCGCAACGGATTGATCGTCACATGGGACCGGAAGAACCGCGGAACTCCCTGGTCGAAGTGGAACTCAAGGTCCCCATTCCGGGCCCCCTCGATCCACTTGACGATCTCCTCGAGCATCCAGGCCGGGATACGGCCAGTGTCGGGCGCCGGCAAAGGCGTCACTACCTCAGCCGACTCCTCGAGATAGTTACCGTCCACGGCGAGCTTTCAGGATCAGATCGACCCCATCCTCCAGCGCCGCCTTGGAGATATGGACGTATTGAGGAGCCACGAAGGGCTCACCGCCCGTCCCCTCGATCTCAATACCGATGTTACCGCTGTCGTGGACATCCTTGACGCGGCCCAGCAATCCTACACGATCACCAACCCGATACTGATGGACGGGAACCAGCTGATCACCTACGGGCGCAGCATCCGGCACCGCAGCATCACCAACCTCGACGGACGTCACGCCAGTGGTCTCATGGGGAGCCTCATCGACGGCGGCTCGGGGCGCCTCGATGTCCTGGTTGACCCGAGGGGCCTGTACATCCTGGTTGGCACGGGGCGCCTGGAGGTCCTGGTTACCGCGGGGAGCCTCCAGGTTCTCGTTGACACGGGGCGCCTGTATGTTCTTGTCGTCGTTCATTACCTCTCTCCTGTTCGGGAGGTGCTGTACCTCCAGCTGTGGTTTAGTTTCCGTCCTGTTTCCGATACCCCGGGGTCTCGACGGACGCCTTCTGCTCTCGGATACCCCAGTCTTTCCTTTCGAGCCTGTTGGAATCCGCGGCACCGAGAGCCGGCGTGGGATCCACTGCCGCATTGTCAGTCTTGGCTTCCAGGCCGTGCTTATAGGGATTCGTAAACTTCGGCATCGCCATCATCATTCTCCTTATGGTGGTTACGGACCAGGTTCTGCGTTACCGAGAGCTTGTGCAGCAATCTGCGGCATCACTTTCGTATTGGCCGAAGAGCCGGGATTCCTCGCGACGCCTGTCGGCACCGGGACGGCCGGCGTCTCCGGAGCAAGACCAGCCGAGACACCTGGCTGACCAGGCTTCGTAGCCTGCCCGATCTTCCCAGGCCTCAGAGGAACGATAGGACCGGCGCCTGGGCCAGCGGCCGGTGGACCGGCAGGCTTTGGGGTGGCCGCAGGTTTCCCGACTTTCCCCGGACCACCACCCATGTCAGGCATCGGTGGACCATCCGGAATCGGCTTGCCACTCGCCAAGTCCTTCGCGACCGAAGGATCGACGTCGCCCTTGATATTGACGCTAACCTTCGGCTGAGGCGGCTGAATCGGCGGCGGCGGCAACGGCATGCCCTTTTCATCCAGGTGCATGGCCTGCCGCACGCGAGCCAACAGCTCGTGACGATCTGGGATATCGGCCAACTGCACCATATAGTCCATCATGAGGTGGACCAGCTCGGGAGCCGTTCGACCGATCTCGATGAGCGCCAGCAGAGCAGTACTGCGGGCCGTCGGAGTGCTGGGCGCGTCCGAAATGCCGATGTCATACTTGAGACTCGAGATGTCTCGCAGCACATAAGGGCGTCGCTCGTCTTCCTGCTTAGCCAGCCAGGCTTCATAGGCCGTACCGTTCAGATCCTTGGCCTCCCGCGGGTTGATCGTGATGATGCGGGGCCGGCCGGTCTTCTGATCAGTCAGCCGAATGACCTTGTCAGTTGGCGTCACCTGTTGAATCCGGCGGGCCAAGCGCTGCCCGATGATCTTGCGAGTACGCTTCAGATTGTCGAAGTAGATGGTCGCGATGGTCTGGCCCTGAGCCTGACGACGCGCGATGGCGATACCGGAAGTATCGTCGGCCTTCTGACCCAGCAGATCCGCGTTGATGCCCGAGACAGTCTTGACGGCGTTCTCACCGAGCAGCTGACCCAGCTCCGTAAGCGGCCTAATCGCCTGCTCGAGCGGCGGCACCAAATAGCTAGGAGCTGGCCCCTTCTTCGCGTCGTAAAAGACCGTCGAGGTATCGGCTGCATCCTCGAGCGTCCTGGGATCATCGAGAGATCCCACAGCAGCCATCGGACGCATCGACCCGAAACGCTGGGCAATATCCAGCGCGTTCGACATCTTCTTGTTCTCGATACGCTGAGGATCCTTCAGGTTCCGCACCAGCCCGTACATATGGTCACCGAACTTCTTGGCGATGTAGGCGACGAACGGGTAGTTCTCCTTATCGTTCTCATAAGGGCTCGGGCCTTCCTCGAGAGTCTGGAGAGTCGCGGGCAGCACCACCCCCATCATGATGCGGCGACGATTACGCTCCATGATCTTCCAACGATCCGGATCGGATTTCTTCAGCTCATCCAGCTCCATCCGCTGCTCTGCCGTACGAGTCTCGCCGGTCACCCGATTGACTGCCACATAGATCCGCTCGTTGACCCGATACCAGATTTCCAGCACAAGGATGCGGCGTCCGAGCGGATCGTAGAACTCAAGCTCGTTGGCACTGCGCTCCTGATGGGCAGCATTGGTACGGCCATATGGATCTTCTGGCCGACCCTGCGTCGTCATATTGTCGGCCATCGCCATACCGAGATGAGCTTCGAGGCTCGTGACGGCCGCCAGGATTTCCTCTTCCTTATCCGGATACAGCGACAGCAGATCGTCCAGGAATGCAAACTTATAGCGGATGAAGAAGCGGGCATCCGACAGGTCGTACTTCTGCCAGAACGGATCCCAGAGACAGTCCTTACCAGGCTTCAGCTTGTTGATCTTGATGTCGCCATTGACAGGATCCTCGGACCAATCGACTGCAATCTCAGCAGCACCGGCGCCACGGATGATACCGTCCTGAAACATCTCGGACTGTGTCTCCTGGCACTCCGTCTGATCCTGGTGAAACTTCAGGAGCCATGACATGATCTGGGCATCATCAGCGTCACTGTCCTGCTGCCCCATCGGCAGAGCCTTCAGATCGTACTGGTTCTGACGCTCGAACCCCACCAGCACATCGACGAGCGGCGCAATGTGGTTCAGGCTCACGACCGTCCGGTTACCAGCCTTCAGGCGGTTCAGGTCTTCCTGGCTACCCTCGTTGCTCCACTGTAGTTCGCCACCAATGTAGAAGCCTTCATCCTCTTCAGCTTCCTTACAGTAGCGCTTCCACATGGGGTGCGTGAAGGCTTCGATGAACCACTTACGGGTCCGCCACGCGAGATCTCCGGCCGACAGTTCTCCCGGCTTCTTCTTGGAGTCCTGCATGGGCATTTGACCGCCCACAATCTCCATAGCAGACGCAACCGCGTCTCCCGAGATACTGAACCGTTCGACCTGATCCACTTACTTCCTCCGCCGCGGCTTCTTCAGGAGCGGCTTGTGTGAGAGATACCGCCTGATCGTGCCACTGATCGCCTTCGTCAGCCCTTCTCGAAGCTCCGAGACATGCGGATGACTGTTGAGCGCCTGGCGGGCCGCGTCTTCTGCCGGCATATGGCAGCTCATGTAGTCATCGATTGAGGTGGTCTTCTTCTTCTTCGCCATTCCCAACGCCCTCCCCTACTTCAGTTTGTCCAACAAATCAATCACCTGATGCGCTTGTTCGTGCATTCTCCACACCAGGGTCTCGACCTGTTTGAGGATTTTTGCAACTTTCGGTTTTGCTTTCTTCGCCATTACCTCATGCCACCCTGAAGTTCTTTCGCACCCGGCATCGTAGCGGGCCCCGGCGCCATCGAGAGCGGCACCGGATGTCGCATCGGGGCCGGCATCGGATTCATTCCAAGGGCTCCGCGCTCCGCAGCCTTTGCCTCCGGTCGAGGCACGCCAGCGGTATTGACGCCAGCGTTCGGACGCAATGGAATCAACGGAGCTGGAGATCCCAGCGCTCGACGAGCCAGCGTAGGCTTCGCAACAGCTGCGTTGATGCCGCCAAGCCCCGAAACCTTCGGCGGTGGTCCGAGCGTATGCTGATGGCCCACCCCCTTGGCGATGCTATCGTGCGCGGCCTTTAGGGCCCTCATGAAGGCATCGACGTCACTCGGCTTATTGAGCTTGAGCGTCTTGTTCTTACCAATGATCTGATGAAGCACATGGTTATGGATAGCCCGCTGTACGGCCATAGGCTGTCGACTAATGTTCTGCAACAGCTTATTCGCGCTCTTCAGGTACTGCTGGTTCCAGGCATGCGCTGCGGGGCCACCGTGCTGCTTGAACGCCTTATGGGCACGCGTCATGTACATCGAGAGCATCGCAGTCGGGCTGTAGCCAAGATTCTTTGCTGACGCTGATGCTAACATTGGAATATCCTCGAGATCTTCCACCGCGTTCGGACGACCTCCAACACCCTTAGGCCACAGTTGCTTCGCGATCTCATAAGACTTGTGAAACAACATCTCGATTAGCTCAGCACCCGCCGGCTTCGACAGATACGGCACCATGGCGCTGTAGACATCGTGCATGACATACGCTTTCTTTTCGGGCCCCAGTTTCTCGAGCTTCGCCAAGATTCTCTTCGACACAACGTCGTAGTGCTTCAGCGCCTCCCGATGGGGCTTATTGACGTCATGAAAGATGTCGCGAGATTCCCGTAGTTTCATCAAGTTCTCGGGCGTCGCCTTCATGTGAAAGGCTAGCGCTTTACCTCCGATAGACACTGGCCTCGGCGCGGGGCGCATTACTTCCTCGCGGCCTGCATGGCTGAGATAGCTGCTGCCCTAGCATCCGCGGGCGCAGGAAGCCCCGGCCTCGAACTCTCGGGCTCAGCTTCATCAGAAGGATCTCCCTCATCAGCATCAGAGGCAGACATACCAGCAGCCGCGGCAGCAGCAGCGGCGGCGGCCGTACCACCACCAACGTCGGCAGCGCCAGACGTTCCAGTTGCAGCAGCAGCAGAATCGGCGGCGGTACCGGCAGTACCGGCACCAGCGTTACCCTCGCCTCCGGTGCCAGCTCCAGAGGAACCCTCACCTCCAGCAGCCCCGCCCGCAGACCCATCTCCGCCGCCACCATCTCCGCCGCCACCGCCACCATCTCCAACGCCAACACAGTAATAGCCATTGGCCATCGCCATTACTAGTCGCCGGAGCTTCCGGGATGGCCGTTCGCCTCGCACGTTCATGCGGCGGCAGGTCTCGACGAGATTCCGAAATGCTTCAGGCGTTACGTGGTCATATACCAAGACACGCGGCCTGACCCTGAAGAAATACCGTATGGCATTCTCCAGCCGTATGCGAAGCGGCGGCAACCCCATAGGCGTCAGCGGCTCACACATGGCTGTATCCAGCTCCGTTGTGAACGACGTAGGTACTAAAGGCATCTCGAACGATGAAGTTCGCCCAGCGGATCCACTGGCCGGCATTCAGGTTGAAGATCGGCTCATCAGGCAGGCCCTTGACGATAGACATGACCGTCGAGCGCGCGTCTGCTAGACCCAGTATGACATCACCAACCTTCAATTCAAAAGCCCGCTTCCAACGGTCAACGCCAACAGCGAATCGATGCTGCTTCGTCACCTTCACGCCGTTGACCTGCATGAGGTCTCCGCGGGATCGGCCGGCCACGACCTTTGTAACGTCCATCGGGATCTCTTGGCCATTCTGCCAGTCGCGTGACAATACTGTATCGCCTGCCTTGATCTTCTCGATGGGCACCCAGGTACCATCCGGCAAACACACCTCAGTGTCGGCAGTGAAGCAGCGGGGACCCTGCTGATTGGCAAAGAAATAACCGTTGGGCCCCAGGCTGTAGCCGGCGTACGATTGGTTCGGATTCCCGGCGTAAGCCGGACTGTTCGCCATCGCTGCAGCTGACGCCAACGATTCAGTCGGCATCGCAATACCAGTCGGCGACATCGTCATGGCAGCATTGGGACCGAAAGCATTCACAGCGTTCATCGCCATCGCGTTGTTGAAGGAGGTGAAAGCCATGTTCTGGGCCGTCTCATAGCCAGACAGAGCATTCTTCCCACCTTCCGCCGCGATGGCCGCCAGAGAGGCCCCGAAACCCGGCCCCATCGTATTGGTAACGGGCGTTGCCAACTGTGCCATCTGTGGAGACTGCGCCACATCTTGCGAGATCTGTGCAGCCTGAGCGGCCTGAGCTGCCTCGGCTGTGAGACCTTGCGAGATCTCATTGCCCGTTATCTGATTCCCGATGCCCTGAGCAATGCTCGTGATAGTCCCGACACCCGGAGCTACGCTCGGCGCAGCTTGACCGACGAGTGACCCGATCAGACTCGCGATAGTCGGACCATTGATAGTACCGATGCCCGGAACATCCATCGAGAACGTCGGACTTGTAATGGCACCAAATCCGAGATTACTGGCCGCAAGAGATATCGCGGCCGCGACTACACCACCGAGATTACCCATCCCGATAGACTGACCAAGTGCCGTAATACTCGAGGTGTTGAGCGCATTCGTCCCAACGGCCTGGCTAGGCGTCATGTCGCTGGTAGCGACACCGCCCTGGGTAGCGCTGACAGTACCGGGGGAACTCATGCTCCCTTGAGATTGAACAAGAGACGATCCCTGAGGCGAATACGAAACCGTATATTCATGACCGGTCCTGGGATCTCGGTAGAACTGGCGACCGTCGGGATCCGTCAGAAGCTGCGAGAAAGTACCGGCCGATGGCGGTGTGGGAGCAGGTAACGGCTGTGACGGGGCAGGCTGCGCCAACGTCGCCAACGACCTGATGTCGTTAGTACCGCCAGGCGCCAGTAGCCCAGTCGCAAGATCCGCCAGAGAGATCAACGCCATTTAGAAGTCGCCGCCTCCACCACCTTCGCCGCCTCCACCACCTCCGCCACCTTCGCCTCCACTGCTCTCACCACTTGCTGCTGGACCGCTCGGACTACCTTCAGCAACACCGCCGATGTTCTGGTAGCTGTAGTAGTCCGGCTGCGGCGCATACTCGTATGGCGCCGGCGGCGGCGGAACCACCAGCGTATTGGTCGCGAGAGTGCCAATCTGCCCAGTGGGCGCCGTCACCGCAGGAGCCACATAGTCCTGCATGCCAGCCAACGCTTCCATACCGCCCATCGCCGGATTGATCGCACCGGTCTCCGGGTTGTACTCGTAGACGGTCTGCTGATCGGGACTCACGATGTAGCTGATAGCACCGCCCGAGCCCGTCGGATTAGCCTTCTGGATGGTGTTCCACCCGGTCGGTACACCGGTGCCAGTCTGTCCTTCCGGCCAGAGCTGCTGAATGTTCGTTGGGGCCGGGGGGGCTGTAGGGGCTATCGGCGCTTCTGGAGCAGCCGGAGGAGGAGCGGCCGGCGATGGAGCAGCCTGACCCTGCGCGAGCGTCTGGGCAGCCGCGGCCTCTCCAGCCTGACCTGGACCTGGAGGCAGTACACCCTGGGGCGCCAACGATGGATTCGCAGCGCCCGATGGGGTAGCTGTTCCGATGAGGCCGGCCTGGACAGCGCCGGGGGACGTCATGAGATTCTCCGGAGTACCACCCTGCGGCGTGAAGTAGCTGCGACCGCTCGCATCGATACCGGCAGATCCACCGCCACCCTGGTAGTAGGTCGAGAGAGACTCCGGCTGCATCGCGTTGTTCGCGACGTCCTGTGAAGGCTGCGCGACTTGCCCGATAGGCATGCCGCCGCCGCCCGTCTGTGTCAGCCCTTCGCCACCTAGTGATTCAGCCATCGCTTAGCTCCTCGGATTCATGTATTGGCTCTTCTGTGGCACACCCTTATTGGCGTCCTCAAGGATCTCGTCGAACGTCTTCTTCTTAGTCGGTTGAGCCGGCACCACTGTCGGATTCTTGGCCGCCTCTTCCTTCTTTCGATTCTCTTCCATCAGCTCGGCGTCGGTCTTGTCCTTGCGGCCGAACGGACCCCATGCGACCTGTTTGCCCTTCACGACGTCAGCAATCTCCCCAACGACTTTCTGCGGATCCTGCTGAATGTCACGAAGCATCCAGCCAAGAGCACGCTTGTTATCTCCCCCAGCCTGCGAAAGATACTTCTGCGCGATCTCAGCACCGGCCTCAGCCGCTGCCTTCCGCGGATCTCGTGTGGGGCGCGCCGGCGGCTTCCCTTCAGGCTCCTGAACAGGCTTCGGCGGCTGCTTCGTCTTGCCCAAGTTCCCGATGGCCTCGCTCTCGGGACTACCGATAGCCGGACGATAACTCGCCCGATATCGATCTTCGGCCGGCGGTTCCGTGGGTCCGTTGAACGGCGGCCCGTATGTCCTGGTCTGAGCCACCTGGGCGGGCACCGGACCCTGCGTCGGATCAGTGTGACCGGACTCAGGCCGACCCTGCAGCATCTTCTGGTACTTCTGCGGCGTCATGCCAACGGCATCGGGATCCTGGCCAGTCACTGACTGGTAGTACTCCATCCAGGCTGAGGGATGCTCCGGACTCTTCAGCCACTTCCCATCAGGCCCACGATCTGGCCAATGCTGCCCAGGTTGCTCCGGAACCAGCCCCTGCTTCCAGGCGCCGGCATAGTCGTAGCTACGATCACCGCCAGAGATCATCTGTTGGAACTGCTGGGGCGAGATACCGTACTGGGACATGAAGTTCTTGCCCCAGGCACTCTCCGTCATGTCCTTCTGGAACTTCTGGTTCTCGAGAGGATTCAGCTGAGTCCGGCGATAGTTGTACTGATGGTCTGCCTCGAGCCGCTGCATCTCTCGGATCTGCTCGGGCGTCGGGGAGACGGGAGCATTGGCACTACCCTGCGGAACAGGACTGAAGTCCTGAGGGTTCGTGACATCTTCCTGCTGTGCGCCGGCCAGAGCCGGATCCTGCTGGCCTATCGCCACCGGCTCTATCTCCTGCGGAGACTATCCGCTAACCTTGATCCCCGGAAATTTCGACTTGACCTTTCGAACGACCGCAGCATGAACAGGCTTTCCGCTCGAACGTGCCAGCGCGTTGCGCGCATGCGACTCGTCCGGAACTGGATATGAGCCAGAGCCCGCACCCTTCGGTCCCTTACCGCGGCCCGGCAACGCGAACGAAGACCGCGGAAGCTTCTGACGAGCGCCCGCCGAGAGCTTCGACATCAGCCCTACCGAGACGTCAGTGCTTCGCCGTCCTTGACGGACGGAACAGCACTGCCCTTCTTCGACTTGCCGTATGCCATCTCACGGAGGCCCTGGTCGACATCCTTGCGGTTCGCCGACCCGTAGGACTTCCTGCTCCCCACCTTCTTGCCGTATCCCTTCGCCATCTCTCGATCTCCTAGGTTGGGCCCTGTTTACTTCACCTGGTTGCCGCCGGCCGGGAGATACGCGCCCGGGCTCGACAGCTTGTTCGGCTTCGTCTGCGCCTTCTTCTTCATGAGCGAAGGGCTGGAGTCTCGCTTATTCCAGGCGCCGCCCCTCATGGACTCGAGGTCACGGGTCTCGAACGAATCCTCTCCGAGCTGCTTGACAGCCGGCTTCCCCTGCTGCGAGACCGGCCGCATCGGCCGCCTTTGATACACGCCACGCTTCTTTGCCATGTTGGCCCTCGGCGTCAGGTTGGCCTGATTCTGCACAGGCCTAACCCTGCTGGATGAACTTCTTACCCTTCTTCTTCGCTTCCCTCATGCCTTCCTGTTCGCCAGCCTCGAACTCCTTCGACTCGGCAGCCTCATGAGCAGCCGACTCGCCCTTCATCTTCCCTTTGGCCTTCATGAAGGCCGGAAGCTTCTTCTTATGCATCTCCGCCCCCTACTTCTTGCTGCTGTAGAGCGGGAAGTTCGGGGCCGAGGCAGAGCCGCCGCCGATGGCCTCGAGCGGGCCCTGGACCTCTGCGGAGCCGACTTCTCCGGTGCAGGGAGGACCATAGCCCTTGAGCTTCTCGGTATTCTCGCGGGTGGCAGCTGAGCGCTTCTCTTCCGCCAGATCCTCACCGTAGAGACCGGCCTTGACCTGCTTGACCGCCGTATCGGTGCTCTTTCCGTCGAACTTGCCTGCCATCGTCGTTCTCCTGTTGGGTTGTTTCTAGAGACCGCCGCCAACGCTACCGAGACCGCCGGCAGGCCTGACCGGACTGGCGCCGGCTCCGGCCGCCATAGGAGTTGCTACGGCTGCCTGCGACTGAAGCGGCGTCTTCCTCTTAGCCCTCGCCATAGGGCTCGCCATGGGACTCGGGGTGAGAGGCGCGATGGGGGCCGACCCTACTGCCGCCGGCGGCACCCTGCGGCCCGGGCGGATCCTACTACGGCTGCTGCCACGGTTGGGTCTCATACGAGGTTCCTCTCGCCCACGGGGGCGGCAAAGGGCTGCGGGGGGATCGGAGGTGGTACCGTCTGGCTCTTCCGCTTGGCATCGCCCGGTCGGAAGTTCTCCATGAGGCTCTTCTGGGCCGCAAGGTTCTCGATGGGACCAGCCGAAACACGCTTGTTGCCCGTCGGCGTTCCCCTCGGCATCTTCTTCTGCTTTGCCCCTGACTTACCGACTGCCATATGGGTGTTCCTCCAGGAGAACTACCACCAGTGGTACAGCTTCCTAAGTGTAGGCAGGTCCTTCAGGTATTGTCTAGGCGCGGGCCGGAGCGCCATAGCTGCCATCATGGCAGCGCTACAGGCCCATCCAGCTCCGCGGAGGAGGCGGGATCTTATCAGGAGAACGACCAGGCCGCGGCCTCTTGCCATAGGCATCGGCTGGGGCCTTCACGGCAAGGCCATAAGCCAGAGCATCGAGACTCTGGAAGTAGATGCCGGATGCGTTCTTCATCGCGATGACGCTGTCCCGAATCCGGCCAGTGTCGGGGTCGACGGGATAGTGGGCGCGGCCGTTCAGGCCCTTGATCAACAGCCCGATATCGTTCGGTATCATCTGACCCTTCGGCCCCTTCTTGGGCTCTCGAGGGTTGAGCTGCATGAAGGGCCGGCCAGGCTGCCCCTTGGCACCGCCGATGTTCCGTTTGAAGGCCAGCAACAGAGCCTCGCGGCGGGCCGACCAGGCGATGGGCCCGGGCGTCACGGTAGTATTGAGCAGGTTCTCAATGATGTAAGTAGCTGTAATCTCAGACTTAGTCTGCTCGTTACCCTTCCAAAGCGCCGGGTCCCCGATGTCCTCGAAGTCAAAGTTACCGGTTGCACCACGGCCCCACCCCTGGTCATCGAACCGTGGCGGCTCCATGTCGCGTCGCGGCATGATGTTGAACTTCTTTTGAAAATCATATACTTCCGACTCAATGTGCTCTGCCATCCCCATGTTGATGGAGGTGCGGGCACCTAAGACGTTACAGCCGCCGTTCGGCAAGAACTGACACCAGACGGTACTGGGAGTCAGACCACCGTCCCAGCACCTCGTGATTGGGATCCCCTGGATCGGCATGATGTAGCCGTCCTTCTGAACGTCCCGGACATGCAAGTCCTGGCTGAAGACCGGCACGACCGACTCACCAATGGCCACGCCCCCGACCTTACCCTCGACCAGTCGAGCTACCAGGTCCCAACGGCCGATGGCGTCGAGCAGCAGGCGGTTGCGGCGCCGGTAGGCATCGAACTCGTAAGCGGCCTTGTCCCAGAGATCTGCGATGTCACGGCGTCCGAACTTGGCAGCCGACAGCGCCAAGCTCTTGAAATGCTCGGACTTCTCACCCGGCTCGATGATGAACTTCCGGATGATGATGTCACGCTGGTTCGCTTCCTCCAGGACCTTCTCGACCGACAGGATCCAGTGGTCTTCGTCCGGCGGGTTGAACGTCACGAGAATACGCTTCGGTACCCCCTCCTGCCTGACCGAAGTGGTGCCGATAGCCAAGGACTCCGCGGGGATGCCAGTGGCCAGCTCGGCGGCCGGCGCCACCTCCTCGAGCCACAAGATCCCGCACATGAAGCCCTGGAGCTTGTCGCAGTCCTTCCGGTTGTCAAGGCCGAAGAAGTAGTAGTGGCAGATGCCGTCGACTATCGCTTCCTTCTTACCTTCCAGCCATTTGAGTTCAATACCGCCTTCTTTGTCAGCGTTCTGCTGGAAACTCACCAGGGTAGTGCGCTCGAGGTTCGTCCAGGTATCGCGCACGACCGCGATGCGGATCGGCAGGAGATGGCTCTTGCCTTCAAAGGCCATGCGCTCGGCCACAGCACCGCACGCGTGGATACCGGCCGTCGTCTTCCCTTCGCCGCGAGGCCCCTGAAGCATCAAGAGCCTCATCGGCTCGTTGTAGCCAGAGGCAGTCGAACCGATGAAAGCTTCGACCGTGGGACTAGGGCTGAAGAATGGGGCGTCAGACGGAGCGTTTTCTAAGTAGGTATCGACATAGTCGAAACCGATGCCCATCGGGTTGTCTGGGGTACCGGGCGTTGTGACCGTCTTGGCCATATCACCTTCAGGGTACCACTACCTCTTGTACTTCAGTTCAGCTGGGTACCTTCTGGCTTGTGGGCGCGGGGCGGAAGGATAAGCTTCTCGATGACATCAGCCCGCGGCTCATGGGTCTCGTAGTGCCTGAGGTAGGCCCCGATAGCTGCCAGGATGTTCTCTCGGTTCTCCGGGCGAGCCAGAGTCTGGATAACCTCGGGACTAGGACCCAGGACCCGGAGACATGCATCCTCTTCGTTCGCATAGTTGATACCGATCAACAGCACCGGGAAGAAGCCGCCGGCAATAAAGTTGCCAATCATCTCCGTGATGTACTCACAGGCTGCAGCTGCCGTCCTGTCATCCAGTGGCTGGTTCATGGGTTCGATACGTTCCAGTTGTTCCTGGGCATGATGGGCTCATCGAGCGTACCGGAGAGGAAGTTGAACAGGATCTTACCGGTGCGGCCGTTACCATCGAGGAACGGGTGGATGGACTCCTCGAAGTATTGGTAGGCATCATTCGGCGTCATCTTCGCCCTGATCATGTTGATGAGCTGGTTGAGCCGATCCTCGATCTCCCAGGCCTGGCAACCGATCTGGCGCCAGCCGCGGGGACCGCCGAGCCCAATGGGCTGACGCCGGAACCCTACACTGTTGGCGTTAGGCTCCACAAGCTTCCCCCAGGTCTCGATCATGAAGACGGTCATCTCGCGGCCGCTATACCAGTCAAGGCGGGCCTGCATCCAGGCATCGAACATGTCGGCAACGTTGACGGGCCCATCGCCCTGGCGCCGCACCTCGTCAGCACAGTAGCGAACAAGCTTCATGATCAGCTCGGGCTCGAGCAGGGGCGGCCCGTTCTTCCAGCGCTCACCCGACAGGGCAGCATGGGGCTCTGGCCGGTGCTCTGGCTCCGTGTAGGTCTCGAGGATCTCTTCGACCCTAGGATCGTGCATCGGTGGTCCAGACTTCTTCTTGCTCATATCTTTCCCAGCTTCGCCTTGAGGGTCGCGATCTCACTGGCGACTCGCTCGTTCTCCTGGCCGGCCGCTACCTGAGCCTCCAGGCGCTCGAGCGCGCGCTCCTGGCGGGCCTCGGTGCGACGGTTCTGAGTCCGTTTGATCGGCTTCATGGATGGATCACCACGCCCCTCCTCGAGGCATCCGCGTAGGCCAGAGCCATGTCCCAGCCCTGTCGGAACACGAAGTACTGCTCAGCTGTCCAGATCTTGCGCTCGGCATGCCGGCCGCATACCCGAATCACATTGCCGTCCAGTGCCCCGGGCTCCAGATACAGCACGACCGTCTTGACAGCTGGAAAGACAATGGCGTCTATCGGATAGAGCGTGTACTTATGATGTTCCAGGATCTGACAGGGGTTCGCGATCTCGCTCGAGGGCTCGGTACAGTCGAACCTGAAGAGCGTCGTGGGGTCCATCAGGACGGCGCCGGCCGGCAGACCCAGCCCTGGACCTAAGAGATCTGCCGCCATCAGTTCAAGCCTAAGTCCGCGCGCATGCGCTATGTGCCAGCCTTCAGGGGCGTTCATTCGGTCCAGTACTCCTCGACCCAGGCGATCCTGGTAAGAGGCCAGCGTCGCACAATCCTCGCTGCGGTACCGGCACCGTTCTGCGTCTCCTGCTCGAGAATCAACATGCCGCCTCGAGCGAAGACAAACGTGACATTCTGAAACGTCAGATCTTTTTCGGCGCCCATCAACCGAAGCTCCACCATCGCCTTCTTCATGTGCGTCGCGCGAGCTTCGAAGCCAGGAGGCCAAGCCCGAACCCCGCCATCAGCGCCAACGCCTCCATCAAGAGGTTGAACACCTCCTCAGCAAGCGGCCAGTGGAACATCAGTGCCACCCCCTATCCTGGGTAATCATTCCCATAGGACCAAAAGTTGGGCTGCGGGACCGACGCAGGAAAACACCTGGCAGAATCAGTCGTGATGGTCCAGTCACCTTGACCTGGACGCTCGTACCGATAGACCTCGCAAGTCAGCTGCCATCCCCGCTCCAGCATCCGGGGAGGGCGCTGCGCCGGGTACCTGCAGAAGAACTCCCGCCACTCCCCCTCGGTCGCCACCTTGGTGGCCCCGTAGTAGAAATTGGTCTCGAAGTAGCTGCACCATAAGTTGACCGTAACGGCGCCGGCCAACAGGATCCTGGCAGCCGCTTTCATGACTGATCCATGGAAATCCCGAGGATCTCGTAGGCCTTGATGACGGCCTGGGCCTGGTTGATCGCATCATCAACAGCTGAATGATTGAGCCCGTCTCTTGATTCCTTGACACCACTCAGCGCGTAGATGGTCCGACAATCCCTGGCATAACGGTAACTCCAGGGCTGGCGCAGCCCAACTGCCCGGTAGGCCTGACTCAGCACCACGAGATCAAAGTCCGGGCCCTTCGCCCAGATCTCATCGGCGCCCTGAAGATAACCTGCAAGATCCTCGAGAGCCGCGACCAACACCAGCTTACCCTTGAGCGGCTGAGCCGCCTGCTTCGCTACATCTGACTGCTGCCGCCACCATTCAACAGTATTGGGATCGATAGTGCAGCCGGCCATCAATGACGAGAAGATCTCGACCGACCGAAAGAAGGGATTTGTAACGCGGTCTGACGAGAACGTCACGGCCCCAATCGACAACACAACGGCTGTCGGATCGCTGCTCAGGGTCTCGATATCGACCATCACGCGCCTCATCCCCACAGCCCCTTACGGCGCTTACTGAAGCTGGCCTTCCTATGGCGCGCCGAGTCGATCATTTCCTTATAGGTGGGGTGGATCAGGGTCGATGGGCAGGGACTCCAGCCCCCATCCTTCGGCTCCTCCCCGGTGAAGGCGATCTTGATGGCTACCCGGATCTTCTGGTACTCAGGCAAGGCATTACAGGCAGCACAGCCTGAAGCTGGGCCGTGGAGGATCGTTGGATCTTCAGGGTGCGGATTCGGTGCCATAACGTCAGTCTACCAGACTTCGCGGGCCCACCGCTCCACTTTACATCCCGGCTTGAAGTTCTGAGACATCAGATTTTCAGCGTCCTTGTAGGGGCTTCAAATTGGATACGATCTACCGTAGCCCCATCGATCTGAACAATCATCTCCTGAAGCTGAATCGGCGGATCGGACTGAAAGTGACTGTACTTCAAAATCGCGACGGTATCAGGATTATCATTCCAATTCCACGTAATAGTCCCGACAACAGGATGAGCAACCGTCGTGTCGGTCGGGGGCTCAAAACCAAAGCCATCATATTCAAAAATCTTACCATCTTTGAAATAAACCTTGATGGTCCTGGCTGGAGCTGCCATCTCTCCCGCTTATTGAAAGTAACCGTCAATAGCAACGTTGAAGAGAAACGTCTCGGTAGCAGTCGCGGTGCCAATCGGCACCCTCACGATCACATGCAGGAATCGGCCAGGATAGACAGCCACCGGTGTCCCGGGAAACCAATTGATGAAGTTTGCGGTATCGTTCGTCGCGACTCCGCTGCAGACATCACCAGCAACCGCAGCCAAAGCACATCGGAACATACCACCAAGAGCCACTCGCATCGGCGGATACGAGCCAGCCGTCGCAAGCGAGGCGGCGCTCGAGTTGAAGGCCACGCCGAATGTAGTAAAGACTGTTTGGCTCGTCGCGACTGCCACAATGAGGTTCTGCGGTGGGCCAATACGAATGCCCGTGAAGTAGAAGGTATACGGTGACGGCACCTGAAAGCCTACGAGACAGAGATCTGTCGTGGTAGCGCCGGCAATGGCGTTCATGTTGACGAGTCCACCGAGAGTGCTGACGCCGCAAGTCGTGTTGCTGATTGTCACAGCCGCAGGGTTCGCGCTGTTGGCCCAGGTAGCGGCCTGCGCGTAGGTCGTGGGGTTAGTCGTGAAGTTGTTCCCGATGCCGGACATCTGATGAGACCATGGCTTGTTCGTCTCGAGATCGTTCAGATAGACGGTCGTCTCGGAGATCAGGACCTGAACAGCCGTACCGGTACCGGCGCTATTGTAGGTCCGGTGCATGGCAAACAGATGGGAGACGGTAAAGTCCGCGACGGTGGCTGGAAAGTCTACAGTCTGCTGGTTGACCAGGACGCCGAGCGACGTCGTGATAATGAAGGTACAGCGCTTCCCTTCAGCATGGACCTCGAAGGTTGCGAAGTCGGTAGTCGGCACCGACGCAACGAATGTTGCATTGCTGATGGGTGTACCGAGCGTCTCGGAGCCGGCAAACGATACGACCGGCAAGTACTGGCCGGTTCCATCCTTGCGCCAGACACAGCCATCCGCAATGCTGGCGCCCGTCACAGACGCAGGGTTCCCGAAGCCACGCTCGATCAGGTTGTTGTTGAAGTGAGCGGTGTCACGGGCCCTGGTCTTGAAGATGAGCCGGCTACGGTTATAGCGCGGGAAACTCCTGTGCGAGACCTCCTGGATCCCGACGGTCGTGGCGACCGAAGCGCCGGCGTTGAGCGTCAAGCTTGGGGCCGTCTGACTCGACGTCATCGTGGTGGCGGTCTCGATCCAGATGTTCGAGTTCCTGGTGTTGCCCTCGATAGGATCCGACAGAAAGACCGTTTCCTTCGTGACACGAAGCGCACCATCGGAACCTGCGATGAGCGTCCTGAAGATCTTGTAGTCACGGGCGCCCTGTAGCAGGCCCCCGATGGTCGAGGAGATCGCACTGGTACCGGTCGGCGACAGCGTGTTGCCGGCAGTGTCGTAGGCGGTGGTACGGCCGGCCTGGCTGGTCGTATCGACCTTCCAGAGCGTCGTGCCGTCGTTGATCGCTACCGCCCCCATGGACAGCAAAGCAACGAGCGCGAGAGTCTTGAGGGGGTGTCGGCGGATCCAGCTCGAAATCTTCATCGTTAGGCTCCTGTGCAATGAATGAGATATTTACCGAGGGCATTTCCGTTAGCCGGCGCGACGTCCAGGTCAAATCCTGTGCCCACTACTCTCTTCGAGACCGACACCGTCAGTCCTTCGATGGCTGCGTCTTCGCTTCCGTCCGGACGATCAGCCGTCGCGAAGCCAGTAGGAGAACAGACGACCACACTGCTAGACGTCACCCAGGTCTGCCCCGTAACCGTTGTCTTGACGTGGTTACTGCCGGCTGCCGTAAAGTCAATGGTGACGGACGCGACGTTCGCTGAACCGGCACCACCGCCCGGGACGTTGACGGTCGCGACGCCGGACGAGACAGTACAGCTGATGCCGGCGCCCGTGCAGTTCAGCGTCCGGGCGCGGCCCTGAGCCGTCCCCTCATCCTGAATGACGACACCAGGCGGCGGATTGAAGCCGAAGGGCTGAGCGTACGAGAAGGTCGGCACACACACGAGGATGCCGACAATCGCGAACAGGCGCCGCATCATGGCCCCCAGACCTCCCAGGCAACTGTCGAGCCGGTACCACCGGCAATCACGAAGATCCGGTTGGCATTGTCGCCGGGCCGACAGACACCTTCGCCCGGGACAATCTCCTGACCGGTCCCCACGGCAACACCTGAGGGCCCAAAGTAAACAGTCTGAGTCCCGCCATCCTTGACCTTCACACAGACAATCTTGCCGGCACTCGAGGGCAGCGCTACCGCCGAAGCCGTAACGGCCTGCTGGCCCGTCGCGATGGCCGTAAGGCCCGCGGGCGCCACCGTAGCGGTCAACGTCGTGGAGGCCAGCGAAGTGACCCAGGGGCTCGTCCCCTGGGTAGCCGAGACAGTCCCGGAGACCGGCTGAGTCGCGGCAGAGCCATCAACTTTCAGGGCCCCGCCGGCGCTGACGGTCGCAGTATTACCCCCCTGGTTGATCGAGGCGAGCCAGGGCGTCGTGTTGGCGGTATTGCCAGGCTGCACCGTCCAGGTACCGCTCTGGGTCGCCAGGATGTTCGAATCGTTCGCCACAGTCACACGCGGGATGCCGGTGCCGCTGGCACCCGTACCGGTCGAGACGTTGACGCCACCGAACTGGGCCACGTTGGTGGAGGCATTCGAGGGAGGCGTCGTCGTGACGGTGCCGGAGACCGGCTGGGTAACGGCCGATCCATCGACCTTCAGGGCATTGCCAGCCGTAACGGTCGCAAGCGTGGCGCCGATGCCGTCCTGGAGCCTCTGGGACCATGGGGCGCCCCCCTGGTTCGCCGTGACGGTACCGCTAACCGGTTGGGTCGTTGAGCCCGTAGGATCGATTCTCAGGGGCGCGCCGGACGTCCCAACCTCAGTGCCGGCATTGTTCCGCAGGTTGGCGTGGAGACCCCGCTGAGCCGTGATACGAGGCGCCGCGGCATTGCCAGAGGTCACAGCAGCGAGCCCGTCGTTGAAGACACCGCCGACGTTCGTGATGGTGGTGGTACCGGCCGTAAAGGCCGTGTTGTCGGTGAAACTGCCGGCTGCCGAACAGCCGGCCAGGCAGTTGACCTTGAGGAACCCAGAGGCATCGAGGTTCGCCCCTGCCATGTTGCCGCCGTTGTCTATGAAGCCGGCGGCTGTGCCGGTGCCCGGGAAGGCAGCGCCGAAGGTTGAGCTGGTGCCGCCCGAGCCACCGCCCGCCACCACGTTGACCTTCAGGTTGCCGGCACTGTCTAGACTCAGGCCACCGAAGCTCTGGATCTGGGCCGAGACCGGCGCCACCAGGGCCAGCGACATCGCCAGAGCCAACAGCAACATACGCATTTAGTTACCCTTTTTGTAGTAGATGGAGCGCACACGACCATCAGCTGCGCCCTGTCGAATCGCCTTGAACTGCTTCGCCTCGTACTCGTTCAACAGGAAGTTATCACCGACAAGCCCGACAAAACCCAGGCTGGACGTCGGGGTCGTGCCGTCGACGGTATAGCGGATGATGTTGTCGCCGACCTGAATCTGGACGGCAATGCCGCCGACGTCTTCCGTGACAGTCTGGAAGAGCCCGATGGCCACGGTACTCACGACAACCTCTTCGTAACCGTAGGGATAGAGCTTCCGCCACGGCATCTCCGCTCCTACGACATTGATGGGCACCAGGCCCCCCTGTTACTTCTTCTTCGCCAGCTCTTCCTTGAGGCGCGCCACCTCAGCCTCGAGGTTCTGGGCATAGGCCCGGAGATCCGCAAGCTGCACCTGCTTGGTCTCGAGGTCCTGCCGCAGTACCGCGATACGTTCACGGAAGCGGCTCGCTTCCGTCAGATTCGTTGGATCCGTGGCAGCCGGCGCCGGCGACTGGGCCGCGGCCACCTGAACAGCGACGAACAACATGACAGCCGCGAGTATCACTCGCATCATAATCCTCCTAAGTATGTGAATTACTTACTACTCTGAGACCAACAGGAGGGTGCCACGGAGGCTTTCGGCTGCCTGCTCGAGACGGCCCCTCAAGGCCTCCACTTCAGCATTCGCGCGCTGAAGCTCCTGCTCGGCCACATCGGCCCGATCTGCATGAGCATCAGACTGATCCGCGGCCGCATTGTGTTGGGCCTGGGACTCCTGAAGCTGCGCGCGGAGCTGATCGCTGACCTGAACAGCGCTCTTCAGCTGCCTGGTCAGACCCGACACCACAACCTCCAGCTCCGCCACCTTGGAGCCGAGCCGGCCATGGGCCTCTACGAGATCTTCGTGTGACAGTTCCACCTGCTCATGCTCAACCATTTGTCTTTTCCTCTCGCGCCTTTAGGAAGTGATTGTAGGCAGCCGTCCCATGGTACCAGAGCGTGAAGCCATAGAGCCCAGCCAGCATCAGGTGCCACCATCCAGCAGTACGTTCCTCAACGGGATGGGGAGGCAGCGCCATAGTGCCTTCCAGTATAGCGATTAGGGCTTAGGAAAGTCGATCCTCAAGACTTTCAGCTGAACCATGCGCCGCCGGCGCCAGCTTCTCGAGATCACCGGTGGGGCGGCCGGCAGGTTGATGCAGTAGACCTTGGTGTTCTTGCACCACAGGCAGGTCCCGCAGCCCATCACTCGAACCCCTCCCCGTCATGATCAGCAAGCCAAGGTTTGACCGGATAGATGAACCGCATGAAGACCTCTTCGATCCAGGGCTCGAGCGTGCCCGGGAGATCGCCGGCCTTCGAGTGGTCATGGAGCCAGGCCGAAATGCGGCTATGGTCCTGAAGGCCCATCTGGTAGTCGTAGCTGTACTGGCGCGGGACGTCGGGGTCCAGCTGGTGCCAGCGCGGCTTCACGCCATCCTGCAGGAACACCGAGAACTCGCCCCACCCCGAGACCTCATCCTTCTTCCAGATGACGACGATACCGCTCGGAATCGGGCTCACCTTGATGGTGCCGGACCAGCTCTGAAAGAGCCAACCGGCCCTGTCGGCCACAGCCTGCAGCACCGCCTTGGCGTCGCGCTGACAGGCCAAGCTAGGCGCTTCGGCTCCGTAGCTGTCCCAGTTGTGCCGGAGGTCGCCGAAGCCGTCAATCTGAGCAAACAACAGCTCGAGCTTCAGCGCAATGAGATCAGTCATGCCAGGCAGCGAGACGGTCTCGCGGCCCTCAGGCTCCGGCGGGAGCTGCGGCAGAGAAGTCTTTAGCGCCAGGTATTCCTGATCCGTCATCTCTACCTGAAAGACCAGTAGTGACCACCGTCGTCCGGCCGGCTGCCCTGCTCCATGTACCTCAGGTTTGGCCGATAGAAAGTGGTAGAGGCCTCGTGGTGCATTGGATGGCTGATGACCCAGACGTTCAGATGAGGATAGCCTTCGGCAGTTTCGTGAATCACAACGACGATGGCGGGGGATGCAACCCACTCACCGGCATGGCGCCGATGGTAGTAGACAAAGTCCCCGAGCTTCAGGTGGTTGGGACTGTCCAGCGGATACGGTACCACCACCGGTACCCTCAAGATCTGATCTGCCATAAGGTGACCCTCCCGGCTTCAGTGTACCTCGGGTCGGGTCGGAAACAGAGCCTGAAGATTGGTCAGGGTGGCTGGCTCCGCTCCAGCGATCTCTCGGTTCCAGACCGAGCGCGATACTTGGCTTCGCTACACCCTGAATTGGGTATGAAGGACCCCTCGCTGGGTACGCTCTCAACGCGTACCTCGGTCGCTACAGCGCCAGCCGTGCCAGGGGATCCCTTGGACCTTTCGTCCCGCGGTCTACCTTATCCGGGGCGCCGCCCGGTGTCGGGGCCGCATCGCCACCGAGATCCTATTCCCCTGTTACGCGCGCGGGACCCGGCCTTCCTGGGACCGCGGCTGGCCTCGCCGCCGGTATCAGCCGGCAGCGAGAGGGCCATCTGAGAGGGCTGGGACGTCGCGCAGCTCTGACCTTCTAGCAAAGCCATCCAGTCAGGAACCGCCTCGTGCGCCTATGGACCTTGCGGAGCCCAACGAACGCCCCGACTTACGGGGCCACCCTCTTACTACTGGAGCCCAGGGATGGATTCGAACCACCGACCTGCCCCTTACAAAGGGGCCGCATCTTCCACTGACGCTACCTGGGCGAATCTTTT